CAGACCCACCTATAGCTACGTTAAAATCAGCATCTGTAAGAGCATCTCCCGCAAGGCCACCAACAATTATGTTCTTGGTTCCCGTGGTAATTGAACTACCTGCGGAATATCCAACTGCGTTATTGTAAGAATTAGTCGCTGTGGTTGAATTTTGCGACTGTAAGGCAGAGCGACCAATAGCAACATTCCGACTACCAAGTGTATCGGCGCTTAAAGCTGCATAGCCTATTGCTATGTTGAAATTTGCTTCAGTTAGAGCATCTCCTGCAAGACCGCCCAAGAGCGTGTTTTGGACTCCAGTGGTTATAGCACCACCTGCCTCATAACCTATGCCGATATTGTAAGCATCGGTGTCCGTCGTATAGTCTTGAGCATCTAAAGCGGCGTATCCGATAGCCACACTTCGAGCGCCTTGAGTATTCGTCAACAACGCATCAACGCCGATGGCTACGTTGCGATCTCCAGAAGTCGTGGCCTCTAGTGCGTTGAATCCTATGCCAATGTTGTTTGAAGAAGTCGTGGCTGTTTTGAGACTGTCCTCCCCAATCGCAATATTGTTATCTCCAGTCGTAACTGCGCCACCCGCGTCTCGACCGATGAACACGTTGTTGTTGCCGCCGCTTTGTATCGCGTCACCAGCGTTAAGACCGATGCGGATGTTGTCACTACCTGCCGATGCGGTTAGTAGATCTGCGCCTGTTTCAATTGTGACATTTCCTGCAAAACTTGATGCACCGTCAACATCGACCGCGTCAAGGTTGGTGGTGCCATCCACGTCTATGTCGCCTGAGATGTCTAAAGCAGTAGCGATTAGGGTTTGCGAAAAGGTTACTTGGCCGTTAGACGCAATGGTCATGGCATCTACATCAGAAGCAGAGCCAATTGTTTTGCCGTCACCAATGATAAGATCATCAGCTAACGTGACGATCCCTGTTACGCCAAGGGTTCCTGACACATCCATCGTGCCATTAACATCAATAGCAGTCGCTGTCAGATCAATCTCATCCGTCGCACCTAACGAAAGGACCGTAGCGGACGAGCCTTGGATAAACTGGCTCGCATCGTTGAACATAATCTTGTTGGTGCTATTCAACGTAAGACCAGAGCCGTCTGTGTGCGTCAGTGTTGTATCAGCGTCCGCGCCAAAACTGATGACGGCACTGTCGGACGTAAACGTTAGGTCGTCATCGATAAAAAGGTCTGGAATCGACAAGTCTTGCAGTGCATCAACCATCGCACCACCAGAGCCTGCGCCGTCGCTATAGATAGCTTTTGTCTGGCCGTTGGCAATTGTTACCGTCGCACCGCTGCCTTGCTTGATGATAATACTCTGTGAGCCACTGGTTGCGTTTTCAATAAACCACAACTTGCTGATAGTGTTTGGCCCTATAGTGATGGTGCAAGCTGAATCAAGAGTCCCAGTATACTTGAGGAAGAGACTGCGGCCCGGATCAGTAGACCCATCAGCAATAGTAGTAGTATGAGTATCAGCATTAGTTGTAATAGCTTCCGTACCAAAGGAAAAAGCCTCAGCTATCAACTCTAAATTTGTATTGGTACTGGTTCCCCAAGTGCCTGCCTCATCACCAGTAGTAATCTCTTTGAGGCGTAGATCGTTAACATAAGTAGCCATCTATCTTCTCCGGCTTTTCGCTTTGGGTTTAGGCTTCTTCATCGCAGCAACATGCTTCTTCAACGTCTCCGCTTGTTTTTTGTGAGTTTTCGAAGCTTTTTCTAAACCTTTAATAACCTTTTTGACTTTGCGCACCATTACGCTACCTCTTCCCAATTAGGTGTTTGACTGTCATCGATTGCAGTCCAACTTGGTGTCTGACTGTCACTGACATTGCTCCAATTCGGGTCTTGGCCATCATTAATAATGCCATAAACGAGGAAGTATCCTATCGCTCCCGTTGCCGAAACACCTGTGATAGATATGTTTGACTCTGACGAAACCGTAACATCAGTGATCCGGCCTGTCGCCTCAACACCCTCTGGTGAAACATTTGCCGCGCCCGTGATCGTAACTGAACCAACCGCTCCAGTCCCAGCAACCCCAGAAACAGAAGTAACCGCACTGCCGGTAACAGTAACCGTGCCGATAGATCCACTTCCGGCCACCCCTGTAGGAGTCGCGGTGACACCCGTCCCTTGGACGACTGTGATCGACCCGATTGCCCCTGTTCCAGAAACGCCTGTGACAGCGGCATCTGCGCCAAGGATGATGGTGACCGACCCGACTGACCCCGTACCGGAAACACCCGTAACTTCGACAGGTATTGCTTCATTCCAAGCGCCTTGGCCCCAAGTGCCTCTGCCCCAACCCGTAACATTTGCCATGCTCTAGGCAATACGAATAATCGCATTTGACGCGTCTGCGGCAGGAAACTGTATTGTGAAATCGCCAGAACTTGAAGATTTATCCGACCCAAAATCCAGTGCGCAAACTGCGGGATCTCCGGACGCACTGTCGTTGAATATCAAAGCGCCGCGCACAGTGATTGTGCTCGAACTGAAAGTCAAATCCGAAAAATCCGTGATAGCTGTTGTGCCGTCATTACTAGGATCAACACGAGTCAGGGATGCCCCTTTGGCCGTATAACCCGTACCGGATACTTCGTTAGAGGTTGTATACGCTGTGGTGCCTGCCCCCAACGACGCAGAACTTGTGTACAACGCAAGATTGAAAGTGCTGCCTCCGGTGTTTTTGAAGTTATGCACCGCCTCCAAAAGCTCTTTCTTGAACGTTGTACACATCGCTGTGGTAATAGCCATTATAGTCTCCTAAGTATGTCCGCCATGTCTTTGTGGCCTTGTTGTTCCAAAGACGCAATCAACGTGGTTCTGTCGCTTTTGATGGCCTCTTTCATGTAAAACTCTACAGTTTTTTCGACTGACTCTTTGAAAGCCTGCGCTTGTTGCGCTATCAGAGGATGACAGTTGCCACCCACGCTTACAATTCTATCTGCTGCTGCCTGCGCCCAAAACTCGGAGTCATGCCCTTTATTTTCTGTGGTGGACACGGCTACCGCACCCACCCTCAACTCACTAGCCTCAAAAAAAGCCATGATTATCCTCGGGCAATGTCATAACGATACTCATCACGAGAGCCATAGCCCTCTCCAAGAGCTTTCAGCGATGCCACAGCTTGGGAGAATCTCTGCTCGTATTGCGCTGCTTCTTCAGGATTTTTGAGAAAGGTAGCAGCCTCAACTAACGTGCCATACAAAAGCGCGTCTGGCGCATTGTCAGACAACCAAGTTTTGTCGGAACCAGAGGTCGTCGTCAAAGATGCAGGTCGATATTTGTAGTGAAGCTCGAAAGAGTAGTCGGACGCTGGGGTTGGCCCTAATATAAACGTGTTGTCATCAAAAAGAGCATAGTATTGTGTAGGCCCAGTCGTTGACGCGTTCGGGGTGTATTGCCTTATGAACGAGACGTGCTTGTAAAGCGGATACGTGTATTCACTATTGATAATTAGCGCCAAGCTGTACGTCGCTAAAAAATCTGACGGCGTGGATAGATACGGAAAGCCTGTCGTGGCATTTCCCGTCACATTCTTCCGAAAAACAGGTAAAGAAACGTTCTTGAGTATTCTCTCCTCGGCCTCTTGGATGAACGTATCTAAATCAGCCACAAACGTCGTTTCTGCGGTCTCGCAGTAATCTTGAACGGTCGACTTCAGCGTTGCTAAGGTAAAACTCATGTCGTCACCACCGTTACTTCACCAACACGCCCCGAGGCTTTTACAGGCACAAAAGGATTGATCTCGACAACCGGAACGCCAACCGACACAACCATTGGCTCAACTCGGTCTGGTCTGGGATTCTTCAGTGCCTGCGGATCGTCTACACGTGGCAGCGGCAGCAGTTGCGGTTGTTTTGGCTCGAACTCATCGAAACCTACTAAACTGCCGTTCCACTCTTTCCGCATGCGATTTAATTTGTATCGGAAACCAGATCGATCCGATATTCCATAAGCATTTTTACCCGAAGCAAAAGCCATCGCTACACCCCGTATTTATAAGTTGGCGGGCTTATCTTGAAAGACGCTCGATCTCGATCCTCTTCCATAGCCCTAATCATTTCTTCTTCGTAGACAGCCTTCAAAGCACCCATCAACGGGGGATTTTTTTTCATCGATAAGTAATAAGCTAAACCTGCCGCCAGACAAGGATAAAATCGGAAAGGAATGTCTACGGTGTTTGTAAAAGTGTCGGCATCTTCAATCCGGGTGAGTCGATTGAACTTCAAAATATCCGTATTGTTGTCTGGAACGGGCCATATCTTGAGAACTGGCGTAATTTGGCGATCCAAAAAGAATTGATTTGGTCGCCCTGTTTGCGTTTTTGTGGGTATGTTCAAAAACTCAGAGCGACTCAAACGGTCGATTTCAAAGTCAGTGCCATCTCTCGTGACCACGGTCGACAAAATATCGATTGTTGATTGAACGTCAGTCAAATCTTGTACGGCAGAGACGGTTGTGGTGGCTGCGCTTGTACCACCGGTAATTGTCTCGCCGTTCGAAAAAGTGCCAACTGGTATAGTGGTAGCGACAGACGTCGTCGAGGGTTTGCTCGTTATGCTTGCCGTAGCTGCGCTCGTGCCGCCTGTGATTGTCTCTCCCACCGAAAAACTCGCTGAAGAGGCCACAGAGAGCGTCAGTGCGCCAGCCGGATACTCGCTGACGCCGGAGGCGACCGTTATCGATGTTTGATCAATCGTCCACTGATTGAGACCTCGGTTGGCCCAGTCTGCGAACAGCAAGTTCATGGATCTCTTTGCAGTTTTGAGATCGTAACCAGTCCTCACTTCTAAGCCGCAACGCTCGAAAGCTTCTTCTATGTATTCAGCTACATCAATCTCAAAATTTTTGCTACTGCTCGTTGTCATTGTATAAATTATCGAATACGCGGTTCACATCGAGCACATAGTCTAAATCAGACTTGGAGTAATGTATGTGAGCCGAAGGCTTAAAATCTGGAGCGCCTGTACCCGTTTCAAACCACGCTGGGTGCGTTACACGAACCCGGTTGTTTGGTAATGCAACGATGTTACCTGTCCACTCCCCCGCATCTAAAAGTTGCAGCACGTGACTTTGTTTGTGCTGTGCTGGATCATCCGCAATTTCACTCTCAGTATAGTCGACTGTGAAAAGGTACTTCGCAGGGTACATATCCCCTGCTATTTTTGCCATCCAAGGACAAGGCGTAGCACGATCAAGCACGTAGACGGCATGGTGGTGCGAGGAACAGTCCCACGGTTGTGCATCATGCACCGCCATTGGCTCTGGCCACTCCTCTAGAGGTATATCCGCTACTAACGCTGTAATGGGCATTCTTGCCCACATAGCGCCGCCATGAACGGTATCTTCCTCTTCGCCGTCTGCTTCGATACCTGTAAAGATCATTTGAAAACTCAAACACCTACAGGGCATCGTGGTTACTGCGACAGCCATGGCGTGTAAAAACTCGCCATGGTACGCCTCGTGATTATGTGTAAATTCTTTACGCACCCAACATTTGAAATGCGGGATGTTCGATTGAAGGTATGGCATAAATTATTTGCTTACCTTCCCACCTTGGCGATAGCCCTTAGATTTTTTCTTGTCGACCTTTCCGCCATTCTTCATGCCCTTGGACTTCATCATGGCCCCACCGTTCTTCATGCCCTTGGACTTCATCATGGCCCCGCCATTCTTCATGCCTTTAGACTTCATCATGGCCCCGCCATTCTTCATGCCCTTGGACTTCATCATGGCTCCACCGTTCTTCATCCCTTTGGACTTCATAGCTGGGGCTTTTTTCTTAGCTGGTTTTTTGGCCGCTTTTTTCTTAGGGGCACCATTGCCCAGATTTACTACTGACATAAATACCTCACAGGTACTTGGTTACTTTTCTTCGGTTCTGTAGAACAGCACCGCATCCTCTCGCTATTTCTTGACGGACTTCGCCGCCCTTGCTCATATTTTTAACTGTGGCTTTTGGCGTGTTTTTCACCACCGTCTTGCCTTTTTTGCCAGCCTTTTTCTTTTTTCGTGCTGTTGCCGCCCGCTCGGCCTTCGTTAGGGATCTAGCTTTTGCCTCTGGCAAACAGCGATCTGGATTACGCTTATCCGGTGACGTGCCGCACTCACCAACAATATTGCCCTCGCTGTCGATACGAACCCAATTTTGCTTGAGCCATTTCTTCAGTTCACCCATCAGCGGCCTTTCCGTTTCCCGCCCTTGGCCTTCTTGGCGTAGTTGGGGTCCTTACAGTATTTGCTTGCCGCAAGGTTTGCGTAGGCTGAAGGGTAGGTGTCAAAAGTCCGCTTCGCCCAAGCTTTGCCCTCCGGACAAATTTTGCTGCCTTTGCTTTTTTTAGATGCGCCACCGCCTTTACGGAAGTAAGAAAGACCTTTTGGCATACTTGCTCTAGTCATCACCACGCCTTACAAGACCAATATCTTGCTGAAAATTTGTCTTTAGCCGTATCACAACGATGCCTTGCGCGAAAGTTGGCCCGGCGACCGGGCTGATCTTTCTTGATTGACATTTTGGGATCACCAAACCTAACAAGCTTGATTTCACTGCCTTTTTTGGCAAGAACGGCACTTTTCTTACTTTTGCCCGGAGTGCGTTTCGGTTTGTTGAAACCCGCAAACGTTTCGCCCCGGTACTTAATTCGACCAGAAGGAAGTCTTTGAACGTCCTTAGTTGTCGGCATGCTTTATTCCCTGATTAGAAATTTTTTCTCAAATACAAAATTACTGTATAGGTGTCGCCGCTGCTATGACCAACCGTGGTAAATTTCAGATCTCCTGTCTTGCCTGATCCGGCATTGTTCGTAAGACCCCCAAACTTAGTGTAATCGTGGTCACCACTTTGGTTCTCACCCAACTCGATACAAAACAAATCGGAAGTCGCGTCCCAAAGGATTTGTACTTTCATGCCGATGCACTGCCACCAAATCCTTTCGATGGTCACGCCAGTGCAGGTGTCACCGTCTGCACTGGGTTGCAAAGCTGAGACGTCTACCTTGGTCACGGCGCTTTCGCCCGAACCATCTGAGATGTTTGTCAGTTTCAGAACAGCAGTTTTTGGGCCGTCTGCCAGCGTCTGTGAAGCTACTGTATCAGCCATGTCGCTCTCCTATTACTGGTCAGCGAAAGCAGGTGCAGTTGTGCTCGTAACATTCCCGAAGATTTGATAGTTCGTGGTATTTAACCCAATGATGGTC